ATTTGAGGTCTGGCAATGACTCGAGTGCAATTTCTGCCGTTCCAATAAACACCGCCCTGATATTTTTCTTGTAAATGCCCATCAAATTATTTGCATGGTCAAGTTCAAGGTCAGCAGAAAGCATCCCAACGCGCCGATAATATAGGATTTGCGCGTCAATATAGCGGTTTTTCTCTTTCCTGATTTCCTTTGAGAACCGCGGCACTTTGGAATCTTGGAAAGCATTAAGACGCAGGACATAGAGCCGCTTTGCTTTCATTTTTATACCTTGCCCGTTGCCTCAAAGATTTCGTCTTTTGAAAGTCCCATGCGCCCCAAAGCCTTAACAACAGAGGCATCTGTGCCTCCCGTATCGCCAGCCATGCCGATTGGAATGTTCGAGGCGGGAAGGAATAGGGTGTCGCCGCCGTCGATTTCATCATAGCCCAATTCTTTTCGGGCTTCGTTAATCGTTATTAAACCAGCAGCCACCAAAGATTTTAGGCGGTCAGATTTGACTTGGCGGTTTTTCTCAAGCGCGGGGATTGAATCAATATCGTAGGTGATTTGAATATCTTGCCCGTAAATCGCAGAGAACCGAATGGAAAGAACGTTCAACATAGCATCAAGCAGGGGCAGGACGGTGTCCGTCCACAAACGCTCTTTTGCCTGTTCGATATTGTTGAAACTTGAATTGTCATTATCAATAAGGGGGAGCGGAACACCAAAGCAAGAGGCAATGTATTTTGCCGTCTCTTTCATCGTGGACATATAATCCATATCGACTGGCGACCTGTCAAAAGGCACGAACTTTGCGCCGTCTGTGGCAACTGGTATCCCGCCAGCGTTATCTTTTCCCTGAAACTGTTCTTTGAAATATTTCTTCAAACGGGCAATTGCATCATCTGAGGGCTCGCCCTGAATTTCAAGGATGCCACTCATTTTGCCGCCGTTTTCCAATAGCGACGCATTCCATTTCAGGCCGTTATTGTGGACGTCTGCCGATAAAGCCGCCGCCGCCATAGCTGGCAAACCAAGAAACTTATTGCTCGGATTGTAATCCTTCCAGTGCATCACCGCCGATAATCCTGTTATCTGGTCAACTGGAAACTTCTTTTTAAAACTTCCCGTATCATAAACATAGGCCGTTGGAAGTCCGCGAGTGCCTATTTCAAGTGCAACGTATCGACTTTGCATCGTGTAAATCTCAATTGGCTTGCCAAGTTCGGGGCTTTGTAGAATATACCCGTTACCCGATAAAAGGTATTCTGACACAACCTCTCTGATAAATTCAGGCCATGATTGGTTAATATTAGGGCGTTTAAGGATTTTTTTTGCACCATGTTCTGAGACTTCTTTTTCTGCAATCTCAACGTAAAGGTCAACCGAACCGATTGCCGTGGTTATCTCTTTAATGCAACGGTATATGATGGGATTAAATGCATAACCTTCTGAGATGTAAGAATTAATATCTCTATTCGGCGCGACATACTTGTTTTGAAATAATATCGCCCCTGAAATGGGGCTTTCTTTCTTTTCGACCTTTGTCTTTTTTCCAAATAATCTCATAATACAGTAAATCCCCCGTTTTTTCGGCGTTTCATAATTCGTTCTAAGGCGTATCTAATCGCGTCAATCACATCCGATTTATCGTGGCTCAAAACAGTCGTCACTTCCCCAGTTTTGCTGTCAACCTTGTACGAGTAATATTTGAACCCGTCTATGGTATGCGTGCAACGCGGGTGTATTACAACGTCATAACTCTTGATAAACTCGATACCATCTTCGACTGATCCTGCGCCTTTCTCTGCCGATAATATATTAAAACCGTCCCGTTTAACAAACGATATTGTTTCGGGGCGGGCGGAGTCGGCAACAATCTTTGTTTTACGAGAAAGGGGGACGGTTTCAAATAGGTCTTTGATTTTGTCTATCTCGCAACCAATCTTGTATGCTTCATAATCAATATAAATCTTGCGCTTTTCATCATCTACCCATAGAGAAATAAGGGTCGTCGGGTCTACTGAGAATCCCCAGTCTGCGCCCATATATTTGATTATGCCATCAGGGGTTTCAAAGTCTTCGATTGTCCAGTTATTGAATACGCGCCGTTCTTTGTTGTTATAATATTCTCCTTCCCATATATGCAAATATTTCTGGAAGTCACGCGCCTTGTCCCATTCCATTTGCTCTTGCGATTCCTCTGGCAAGAATGGGTTATCTCTAAAATTACACTTTTGAATGATTGAGCGCGGCGGTGGGTTTGCCCCTCTTAAAAGGCTGTCGATTGGGTCTGTTTCATCCTCTGGATTCCACAAAGCCCAAAGCTGAGAACCCTTTTTTCGCATCGTTGGCATAAGTTTGTCGAGGGATTGTTGCGATACAGACTGTGCCTCTTCGATTAAGGCTATGTCGTACCCCTCTTTTGATTTGATGCTGTCGAGATTTGTTTTAAGCCCCGCAAAATGGATTGTCGTTCCGTTTGCACCTGTGATTGCTGTGTTTGTCTGGTTAAAAAACACGCCGTTCATGCCATATTCGACAATTTTATCCCAAAGAAGCTGTTTAACCGACGATGCAATGGATAACTGAATTTCACGGAGACAGATAATTCGCTTCGGTTTTTTGTATGCTCTGAGAATTAAACAGGAAGCGGCACCATGTGATTTACCGCTTGCCCTTCCCCCGTAAGCCCCTAACCATCGAGCCTCCTCATTCATAAAATGTATCATCGAACGAGGAATTTGAACTTTTAACTTAGGGGCTTCAAGCATTTAATATTGACCGACTAAGCCTGTCGCTGTCGAGGCCGCACGAACCTGTTTCGCCCTAATCATGAGATAAGTTCCAGCGTTTACGGTATACGTCACATCCACGTTGCCAAAATCACGAATAACGACTGTTCCAGAACTTCCGCAGTAAATTGCCCGAGGGGTAACTGCCAAGTCTGAATCGGCGGGGGTAATCGCAAAATGATTTGTCGCTGGGCTGTCGAGCGCAGTCATGTTTTCTTCAAATAAATCTGGCATTAGTAAACCCTTTCAATAAAAATCCCTTAATCTCTATGGCAAGTCTATTCTTTCGGGTCAACAATCTCAATAGAAATTTCTGTCGGAAGCATAAGGGGTTGACCGTTTGCGCCTGTGTGCTCGTTTACAGTTGTTTCTTTCCATCGGCCTCTAGTCTTTAACCAAAACATAATTGAGGCAGATTCACCTTTCATGCACTTTTCATACAGGCGAGAAGCGACCATCGTATTTGCTTTTACCTCTGCCGTGTCCAGTTCGTATCGGTAATAAAGGCGAAGGGTCTTTGAATCTATATCCAAAACGCGGGCAATATCCTCTTGCGGTATCCCATAACTTGACATGGACTCAACCGTTTTTCTGGTCTTTTCGTCTGGCTCGTGGGGTTTGGTCATTTTTTAAATTCCTCTGAAATTATCTTCGGCACTGCATTATTCCATTTTATCTTATGATGCAATCGTTTGAATTTGCCGCCCATAAGGTTAATTTTAACACATGAAGGATTGATAATCACCGAATAAAAGCTTTTGACGTATGTTCCATATTCGAGATAAATGTCTGTCAACCCCCCATCGCTTGCCTGAGTTTGCGCTTGCTGAAGGGCTACATCTGGAATGGTTAAAAATATATGGCCTTTGTTGCCTAGGCTTAAATAGGTATTCACGTCGTCGTTAAGGATGCCTAAAAACTTGAATGGCCTATCTGTCGAGCAAATAAACGAGTTCATGGCTTTTCTTTTTGGCTTTCTAAGTTCCCCCGCCGTTCCGTTTCTGCCGCCTATGAAGTCTCCGCCCTGAGACATGGCTATAGATAGGATGGGGGCTCGTTTGTAATACTTGAGCATTATATCGAAAATTGCATCGAGGCTCTTGATACCCCAGTCGCCGTAATATCCCTTTGAATTGTACTTATATCGAAAATCATTATAATCGTCGTCAAGTTGAATAAAATATTTATAGCCAAGATTTTCCGCAATCCCAAAAGTCGCATTTCTGGCAAAAAGAACACTGGCAAAATTGTTAAAATTATCGCAGGGGTCTGTCTCTGTGGCTATTTCCATTTTAGAAAACACCACGACATCGGATCCAAAGTTTTCTATATATTTGGGCAGGGTTTTGTCTTTATCATCGACGATATAGAATATTTTTCCTGTATACCCCCTTGCCCTCAATGTTTTTTCCGTCTTAACATTATCAGGCCGTCCGTGAGTGAGGATAAAGGCACAAAAATCACTATTCATCCTCTGCCACCATCTCAGGCTTGTCGATTACAAACTGATTTGCGACATCTTCTGATAGTTCTATATAGCCCTGCTCGATTGCCTTGTTAAAATCAATAACCACCAAGGCAGATTGCTCCATAAGCCCCTGCATTTCTTTTGAGGCGTGGGCATAATACTCGGCTATATTCTTGTAATTCATGACCGTGTGACGCTGTGCGCCTGCGATAAGAAACTGCTTTTCCGCGGGCGAAACATTGGATTTTTCGATATTGGCCAAGAGTTCTTGTGTGACTGATTCGTCAAATAAAATCTCTATAGGTGGCTTTTCACCTGTGATTTTATAAACTGGCGTATCAATTTTGCTCGTATATTCTTCAGATTTTGGGTCGTATGTCCGAGTAAATGCACCCACCTCTTGAATATCAAAGCCCGTTAATGAGAGGTCA